CCCGAGTATTGGGGTCGGGCGTTAACCAACTCTCCACGGTATCTATCTGCGGAGACGGTAACGCTGCGGTGACGGCTGCTGGCACCTCGGCAGGCGACGCTACAACGCTGACTTATGTCTACAACAACGTCACAACGGTAGGCGCGGGTGCAGGGGTCAAACTGCCGCCGACTGAGATGGGCGAGACAATTATCGTCAAAAATACGAGCGCAAACCCGTTGACGGTGTACCCATACGACGCGGGCAGCAGCATCAACAACGTAGGTTTTGGCACGATCAACCCTGATTGCTCGGCCTTGTTCTTCGCCGTAAGCAATACGCTCTGGGAAGAACTGCAAGGCTTTGGCCGCTCGGTGCCGATCCTACATTACGGTGCGTTTAGCGATACAACGCTACAAGCAGCAGCATCTATCAACACCGCTTACGGCATGGTTTTTAACACCACCGATAGCAGCAATGGCGTGTCTATCGGCTCGCCGTCGTCCCGCTTGGTTGTAGATTATCAAGGCGTCTACAACGTGCAGTTTTCGGCGCAGTTAGACAAAACCTCGGGCGGCACAGGCAATATTTACATCTGGCTGCGTAAAAACGGCACCAATGTCGCCAACACCGCCAGCACGGTCGCCATCCAAGGAAGCGCAGCGCGTACCGTTGCTGCATGGAACTTCATCATTCAGTTAGAGCCCACCAATTACGTTGAATTGATGTGGGCTACGGATGACACACACGTTAGAATTCTTGCAGCCAGCGCCACAAGCGTATGGCCTGCGATTCCCTCGGTCATTTGTACTATCACACAGGTCAACAACCTGTAATCCCCACAGGAGCAAGGACAATGCCACTAGATAGCGATGTTTCTAACGCCGACGCACAGTTGCACGTTGAGTTTTACGTCAAGGACGATGGCCCCGGCAAAGGCAAAACCTACTGCCGCGTCATGGCTCCTGGCGATAAGACCAACATCATTGACCAGCCCGCACGCGAGGAAGATAAAGCACGTTTCCCGCGTCAATGGCTGTATTTTCAGACGCAACAGAGCGATGGCGTGGCCGCAGAGATCGGCACTCCGCTGTCAACGTGGCATAAGGACGCTCCCGAGGAAATTACACGCGACCAGATCGCAGAACTGGTCATTTTGAAGTTTGTGACGGTAGAGCAGTTGGCTCTGGCGTCGGACGCGCAACTACAGCGCATTGGCATGGGTGGAGTTGGCTTGCGTGAGCGGGCAAAACTGTACCTTAACCGCAAGAACCGCGCTGAAAGCAGCGCAGAACTTGAGGACACCAAGCGCCAGTTAGCCGAATTGCAAGCACAGATGGCGGCTTTGATGGAGGACAAACCTCGTCGTGGCCGCCCGCCGAAAGAGGCTTTAGCGGAGGCATAGTATGGGCAGCACGATGATTCAACTCATTCAGCAATGCACGAATGAGTTAGGCATCCCGACGCCAAACTCGGTGGCTGGTAACGCCAGCCAAGAAACCGTGCAGTTGTTGGCGTTGATGAACGCAGCAGGCTATGAGTTGCTTCGTCGTGCTGATTGGCGTGAATTAACGCGCCAGCATACTTTCTACACCGAGGCTACGACCGCCACGGGTAACTGGGTCAATGGAGTGGCCGCGATCACCGGCCTTGCCTCTACGACAGGGCTGGATACGACGTATCAGGTGCAAGGCGTTGGCATCCCCAATGCGACCTACATCACATCCGTTGGCCCCACCTCGGTTGCGCTCAATTATCAGGTCACCGAGACGCAGGTCGGCGGGCAGGTTATCTTCCAGAAAGTGAAGTATTCCATGCCTGCTGACTACTACAGCACGGTCAACCGCACGCATTGGGATAAGAGCAAGCGTTGGGAAATGCTCGGCCCCGAGTCACCGCAGCAATGGGAATGGCTGCTGTCGGGCTACATCAGCACCGGCCCCCGTATCCGCTGGCGTCTGCTTGGTCAGTATTTCCAGATTTGGCCGGGTATGAACGCGGGCGAGTTGCTCGGCTTTGAGTACCGCAGCAAGGGCTGGGCATACAGTTCAACAGGCTTGGTGCAAAACAGTTTTACCGCTGACAACGACACCTGCGTTTACCCAGATCGCGTAATGGTGTTGATGACCAAGCTCAAGTACTTTGAGGCCAAGGGCTTTGACACCACGGCGCTGTACCGCGATTTCTTGATGGAACTGGAAGCAGCGGTGGCGCAGGACACGGCAGCCGCCAATCTCTCGTTTGCACCACGACCGGGAACCGTACTCATTGGATACGACAATATCCCCGACTCGGGCTACGGCACGGGTAACAACTAAATGGCCTCGCCCGTTCGCCGCCGCCTTATCCAGCGCACACAAGCCAATGTGGCGTCCCTCCCCGCCCCTGTGGGCGGCTGGAACGCACGCGATGCGCTTGCCAACATGGCCCCCACGGATGCCGTCACGTTAGACAACCTGTTCCCCGGCGTCAGCAGCGTGACGTTGCGCGGTGGCTACGACAAACACGCCACGGGCATGACCGGTCAGATAGAAACGTTGATGACCTACAGCGCAGGCACGACAGACAAACTGTTTGCCATCGTAGGCGGAAGCATCTTTGACGTTACATCGGCAGGCCCGGTGGGTGCCGCAGTCGTAACGTCGCTGTCTAACAGCCGCTGGGAATACACCAACATTACGACCGCAGGCGGCAGTTATTTGTACGCCGCAAACGGTGTGGATAAGCCACGGCTTTACAACGGGTCATCGTGGACGGCCATTGACGGCGTATCAACGCCCGCCATTACAGGCGTCACTACCACTACGCTTACCTCGCCCACCCTGTTTAAAAACAGGATGTGGTTTATCCAAAAGGATACGTTAAAAGCATGGTATCTGCCGACAGCATCTGTTGGCGGAGCTGCCAACGCGCTTGACCTGTCATCGGTCGCGCACTTGGGCGGCAGCATTGTATCTATGGCGTCGTGGACGATTGACGCAGGCTACGGCGTTGACGACAACCTTGTTTTTGTCACCGATCAGGGCGAGGTCATCGTTTATCGCGGAACCGACCCCTCTAGCGCCTCCACATGGGCGCTGATCGGCGTTTGGATCATCGGTGCGCCTATCTCCAAGCGTTGTTTGCTGAAATATGGCGGTGATTTGCTGGTTTTGACGCTGGATGGCTTAATTCCGATGGCATCGGCGCTGCAATCGTCACGCCTTGACCCCAACGTGGCGCTGTCGGACAAAATTCAAGGTGCGTTTGCAGTAGCCGCTAGGACGTACAAGAACAACTTTGGCTGGGGGATGTTGTATCACGCGCTAAACAACGCTCTGATCGTCAACATTCCCGTTGCGTCAAACTCGCAAGTGCAGTTTGTGATGAACAACATCACGAAAGCGTGGTGCCGGTTCACCGGCTGGTACGCAAACTGCTGGTCATCGCTTAACGATGAGCCGTATTACGGCGCTGATGGTTACGTTGCAAAGGCTTGGACGACCGGAACCGGATCGGCGGGCTACAACGACAACGGTCAAGCCATTAACAGCAAGGCGTTACAGGCGTTCAACTACTTTGACACCCGTGGCGTCATTAAATACTTCACCCGTGGTCGCACAACCACTTACTCCAACGGTCAGCCGACCATTGGCGTGGGTATTGCGGTGGATTTCCAGACCGATGACTTCCTCGGTGCGCTGTCGTTTGTCGGCACTAACTATGGTTTGTGGGACGTTGGTTTATGGGATCAGGCCATTTGGGGCAGCAACACGATTGCGAGCAACACGGTGGTAGGTTTGAGCGGTATCGGTTATTGCGGCGGCATCATTTTCAATAGCAGCAGCAAAAACGTATCGCTTGAGTGGGCATCAACCGATGTGGTGTATCAACTCGGATGGGCTGGAATATAGTCAGCGGCCCCCATGTGGGCCATTGGGTGATGTCACGCACAGACGGGGCTTACAACCCCGACCGCTCTGTTGCCATTGGGTTAGAGCGAGACGGCGAGCTTGTCGCCGGTACGGTTTATGAGATGTGGAACGGCAGATCGGTCGTTTGCCACATCACTTGGGATCAAATCACACCGGCATACCTAGCCGCTGTGTACGACTATCCCTACAACGTCGCAAATGTTGATAAGATAATAGGGCCGATTTCCAGCAACCATACCCGGGCGCTGAAACTGGTCACGAAAATGGGGTTTTCGGAGGAAGCGCGTATCAAAGACGGCGCACCTGACGGAGACATTGTTTTTATGACGCAGACACCAGACAGGTGTCGTTTCTTGGAGCCGAGGTATGGGCAAAAAATCACCAGCACCGCCGCCAGCGCCTGACTACACCACCCTAGCCATCAAGCAGGGTGAGGCGAACATGGCCGCTGCCAAGCAGTCGGCTTATATGTCCAATCCCAACATTGATGCCCCAACGGGGTCGCAAAGGGTTACCTGGACAAAAAGCCCAACGGTGGACACCGACGCCTACAACAAGGCGTTGCAGGCTTATCAGGATCGCATTGCCCAATACGGCCCCGAGTATGCGGGCGACGCTCCAAGCCAAGATCAGTTCACGACGTTTATTGAACAGCCGACCGTCACGCAAACCATTGATCCCAATGCGTTGGCGGCACTTCGCGCTCAAGAATTAGCGCAACGGCGTATGTCAGAGGCCGCCGCTGGCGCGGCTGCGGGGCTTGGCAACCTCGGCATCGCATCAGCGTTTGACGCCCGCAATTTGCCGAGCCTCGGCTACGACATCGGCTCATCGGGTGCAATTCAAGGCGCACCGCAAGGCGCTTACGCTCCAACCGCAACTTACGGTCAAGGAGAATTGCCCGGACAGGTCACCGCAGGCCAGCAGGCAACGGTTAACCTTCCGGTGCAAGGCGCAAGCACCGCGCAGAACCAGTATTTTGGTATGGCAGGGGCTGGCCCCGCTGCACCGACCAATCTCGGCATGTTTGACGCCGGTCAATTCACCTCGCAAGCCGCCCCAAGTGGGCAAGCGTTTGGAACCGCACAAGGCGGCCCGTCAGGTGGTTTGTACGGCATGGCAGGCGCTGGCCCGCAGGGATTGAACCTGCAAGGGCTTGACCTGTCAGGCATCGGCGGTGTGGCCGGTGGCCCCGCACAAGGCCAATTCGGCTACGCACAACAGTTTGTGGGCGGCCCGCAGTTACAGAGCCAGATTGATATTGCCAACTTGCCGCAGGGGCCAGTAAACGCTGGCATGACCGCGCAGACGGCATTGTTATCGCGCCTGTCACCGCAGTTGCAGGGTGAGCGTCAGCAACTCCAGACGCAACTAATCAACCAAGGTTTGCGACCGGGTGGCGAGGCGTACAACTCGGCCATGTCGGCGCAGATGCAGAAGGAAAACGACCTTCTGTTGCAGGCCGCAGCGCAAGGCATCAGCCTTGATCAAGCCGCTCGTCAACAGGCATTTGGTGAGCAGCAATCCCGCGCTATGTTCGCCAATCAAGCCGCATTGTCAGGCTTTGGCGCAGGCATGGAGCAGGCGCAGCTTTACAACACGGGCTTGGGGCAGAACCTCCAGCAGTCGTTGGCAACGCAGGCCGCGCAAAACCAAGCGCAGCAACAAGCCTTCCAGCAGCGTTTGCAGGCGGGTGAGTTTGGCCGAGAGGCGCAACTAGCGTCGTTTGGCACGCAACAGCAAGCGCAACAAGCCGCTAACCAAGCCATCGCGCAGAACTTTGCACAGGGTCAAGCCGCACAGCAGATGCAAAATCAGGCCATCGGCCAGAATTTTGAGCAAGCGTTGGCGGCACAACAGGCGCAAAACGCAGCCCTCGGCCAGAACTATCAGCAAGCCCTCGGTGCGGCTGGGTTTAACCGTGAAGGGTTGATGCAGCAGTTTGGCATGGGTCAGTCAGCGCAAGAGCTTGCTAATCAAGCGTTGGCGCAGAACTACCAGACGACGTTTGACCAAGCGCGACTGCAAAACGAAGCGTTGCAACAGATTTTTCAGCAAGGCGCTACGCAACAGCAGATGTACAACCAAGCCGCTGCACAAAATTTCCAGCAGCAGGTCGCCGCGCAGCAAGCAAACCTTGCCCGCCAAGCGCAACAGGTTGGTCAGGCGCAAAGCGCCGCAGGGTTCTACAACGAAGCTCAATCGCAGGCTTACCAGCAAGAGTTGGCGCGTCAGGCTGCAAGCAACGCCGCACAACAGCAGCAGTTCCAGCAGAACATCGCCCAACAGCAGTTCCGCAACACCGCGATCCAGCAGGCACTTGCCCAGCAGGCCGCAATCCGCAGCATCCCGGTCAACGAGATCAGCGCATTGTTGTCAGGCGGCCAGGTCAGCGTCCCGCAGTTCCAAGGCTACAGCGGCGTCACCGTGGCTCCTGCGCCAATTTTCCAAGGAGGTCAGGCGCAAGACGCAGCAGCAATGCAGCGTTATGGCATCGCGGCAAACCAGGCAGCGTCCAACGCAGGCGGTTTGTTTAACTTGGCGGGATCGCTCGGCAGCGCAGCCATTATGGCTTCCGATCGCCGCTTGAAGTCCAACATTGTGCGTTTAGGTACGCATCCGCTCGGCATTGGAATTTACGCCTACGACATTTTTGGCGAACGTCAGCTCGGCGTGATGGCCGACGAAGTGGAGCAGGTCAAGCCGGAGGCGGTACTGACGCACTCAAGCGGCTTCAAGATGGTCAACTACGGGGCGCTCTAATATGCCGTACTTCAAAACGTACAAAGATCGCACCGACGCGCAGAAACTCGCGCAAATGTTGGCAATGCAGGAAGCCAACCAGGCCATCAACACGGATTACGCGCCGATTCCATCTATGTCGCAATCGTATGCGTCGGTTGATCCGCAGGATCTGCTGAAAATGCGCGAGATGATGAACCGACAAATGGCAAAAGGCGCGCAAAACGTCGGAAAACGCACATTTAGCACCACCACGCCATTCAACACAGGCGGTTTAGCATGAACGGATTTACCCCTGACCGGAAGCCGCAGCAAATGGCGCGTATGCTGGCAATGCAGGAGCGGAATCTGTCGCTCAACAGCCCCGGCAACAATATGCGGAACGTCCCGCAGCCTAACCTGATGTACTCGGGCGCTACGCCTAACACCAACCCCGGTGTGCCGCCGCAGGCCATGAACTTTAACGGCCCACCGCAGGCTATGCAGGGTGGTCGTCCGATGGGTTACGGCCCGCCCGTTCGCAGCATGGGCCAGCCGCAGATGGGGCCGCCTCGCTCACCGCAAGTGGGCGGCATGATGCAGCGCCCGCGTATGCCCTCGTCGCCGGGTTTGACGACCCCGCAGGGAGGCGGCTACCGAGGAGATTTTGACTATGGCCAAGACTAACCCTGTATTTCGCGCTCCGACCGCGTATGAGGAGGAGATGCTGCGGGCGCAACGTCAGCAGCAACTAGCCGAAGTCCTCCGCCAACAGGCTTTTATGCGAGAGCCGGAGTCGCCGACTTACCAGGGGTTCCGTGCGATGCCGACGCCGACGAACGCCCTGGCGCGCATCCTGTCGGCCTATACGTCCAAGAAGGTTGGAGAAAAGGCAGAGGAAGCCGAGCGCAAGGCCCGTGAAGCCGATGTGGCCGAGTTTGAGGCGTTGCGCCGCGATCTTGGCCCGCAAACTCAAGTCACCGGCCCCGATATGTTTGGCGACCCTAT